TAAATGAATCTGTCATATCAGGTGAAGGCGAGTCCTCAGTAACACTTGCAATGGATAAGGTAGAAGGGATTAGCGAATCTCTTAAAAAACAAATTCAAGATGAGTTTGAAAGTGTTGTGGGGATGTTAAACTTTAATGAATTAGGGCATGATATTTTTAGACGTTGGTATGTTGATGGTAGACTATATCACCATCTCGTCGTTGACGAAAAAAATCTAAAACTAGGTATTCAAGAAATTCGTAGTATTGATGCTGCAAAGATTAGAAAAGTCAAAGAAGTTAAAAAGAAAAAAGATCCTACAACAGGTGCAAGTCTTGTTGAAAATGTAAATGAGTTTTATATCTATCAAGAAAAACCTGGTGGGATGACGCAAGGGATAAAACTTTCTAATGACTCAGTTTCATACTGCACATCAGGTCTGTTAGATGCAGATCGTAAACGTGTTGTGTCATACCTACACAAAGCACTAAAGCCAATTAACCAATTACGCATGATGGAAGACTCGCTAGTTATCTATAGATTAGCTAGAGCGCCTGAAAGACGTATCTTTTATATCGATGTCGGTAACTTACCAAGAGGTAAGGCTGAAACTTATATGAAAGACATTATGGCTCGTTACCGTAATAAACTCGTATATGATGCTGACACAGGAAAAATTAGAGATGACCGCAAGCATATGTCAATGCTTGAAGATTTTTGGTTGCCACGTAGGGAAGGTGGTAGAGGCACAGAGATTTCTACATTACCAGGTGGCGAAAATCTTGGTCAGATTGACGATATTATTTATTTCCAAAAGAGACTATACCGTTCTTTAAATGTTCCAATCAATAGACTGGAGCAAGAAGCTCAGTTCTCTTTGGGTAGATCTACTGAAATTTCTAGAGATGAAGTTAAATTCCAAAAGTTTATCGACAGACTTAGAAATAGATTTTCGACGTTGTTTACAGATATTCTGAAAAAACAGTTAATCATGAAAGGTTTGATAACTGAAGAAGATTGGAATCAATGGAAAAATGATATTAGTGTTGACTATATAAGAGACAATCATTTTACTGAATTAAAAGACGCTGAGTTGCTTGCAAATCGTTTACAAACAATGGATCAAGTGCAGCAATATGTCGGAGAATTTTTCTCTAAAGAATGGGTAATGAAAAACGTATTACAACTAGACGATGATGATATTAAACAAATGAAAGATCAGATTGCACAAGAAACGCAAGCTGGAGAAATAAACAATGATGAGGATGAAGATCAATGACAGAAATAACAAACGATTTTCTTGATGCGGTTTTAGCACAAGACTTCAGCAAAGCTCAACCTATGTTCCATACAATGATTGGAGATAGAATTAATGATGCTTTAGATCAAGAAAAGATCAAAGTTGCTGATCAGATGTTTAATGGGGCAGAAGAAGAACTATCGGATGATGATCCATCTGAGGAAGAAATCGAAGCTGCTATTGACGAACTTGATGATGATGAAGAAGAAGAAGAGGAACCCGAAGAAGATTAATGTACAACATTATAAATCATGGTCCTGAGTGTTTGATCGTAGATGATTTTTTGTCATATTCTGATTGGGAAAAAATATATAATCAAGTTCAGGTTGATCAGTGGTCAAAAGTAGATAAGTCTAGCGATAAATATTGGCATTTAACTGATGGCGATGTATACAAAACAAAGCGTATTTTACCCAAACAAAGACCATGTAAAAACAGTTATGATATATGGTTTCATAGATTAGACAAGTTTTTAAATACTGATGCTGCTAAGAACTTTGTAGGTGAACATGTTGGTTATAGTCTAAGGGCGTATGCTTATCCTGTTGGTAGTAAAAATCCTTGGCATGATGATATGGGAACATTAACTTATGCATACTATTTACATAGGAGATGGCAAATAAATTGGGACGGTTCTTTATTGGTGATTCCAAAAGGTGAGGTAGTTTATAATCAAACCATGAAATTAAATGATGAAACTACGGCTCTTGATTCATATTCAAAACAAAATACACCAATGGCGATGTTTGAACAAGATAAAAAATATGAGGAGATTATAGAATATGGTAGAGGTTTTTTTGTAAGTCCTAAACCAAATAGATTAGTTATTATTAATAAGAATATCGTCCATGGTATTAATAGAGTTGATGCCGATGCTGGTGATAACATACGATTGTCTCTTGGGGGTGCTATAATGCCAAAGGAATATGATGGGCCAATAATGATACCAAAATATTTATTTTTATAAATATATTAAATGAATAGAGAAATAAAATGACAAAAACGTTTAAATATATTAGAGAACTAACAGGCCGCAAACCTAAAGGGGACGTGGTTGTGAATACAAAAATAGATCGTATTCCTGTTAAGATTACTAAAGAAAAAAATGGTTTTGTTGTTTATATCGATGGTGACAGACTTGATAGCTATAAGTCTCAAAAGGAAGCTGAGAAAATGGCTAAAGAGTTTGTTAAACAATATAAGGGTTAATAGATGAAGCTAATTACAGAGTATACTGAAACAGATGTTCAGTGCATTGTAGAAAAGAAAGAAGATGGTTCTAAATCACATATGATTGAGGGCATCTTTGCTATGGCTGAAACTAAGAACCGAAATGGACGTAAGTATCCTGCTAAAACAATGAAAGCAGCAGTTGATAAGTACGTTGATGAACAAGTTTCCAAGAACAGAGCGGTAGGGGAATTAAATCACCCTGATGGACCAACTGTTAACTTGGATAAGGTATCTCATAAGATTACGGACCTTCAAATGGAGGGAAATAATGTTATGGGTAAGGCACGAATTTTGGATACTCCAATGGGAAACATTGTTAAAGGTTTGCTTGAGGGTGGTGTTCAACTAGGTGTCTCAACTCGTGGTATGGGTAGCCTTGCTAAAGAAAGTGATGCTATGGTTGTACAACCAGATTTTATGCTTAATACGATTGATATCGTACAAGATCCTTCTGCACCAGAAGCTTTTGTTAATGGAATAATGGAAGGTGTTGATTGGATCTGGGATAATGGCATCATTAAACAGCAAGAAATTGAAAAAATAGAGACTGAAATAAAACGTGCTCCACGTGCGGATCTATATGAGACGCAAGTTCGTGAGTTCAAAAATTTCCTCTCGTTATTGAAATCTTAAATTAAGGAGTCAAACATGACTGATCAAATCGAAGAACAGGATGTAGAACTTCTAGACGAGTCGGAAGTCGAAGAAGCTACGAATTCTGTGGAAAAACCTTTGGGAGACAATCCTGAAGGGGATTCTGTGCAGACTGTTAAGTCAGCAGAAGGCAAAGGTAAAACTGCGCCAAAGCGTAAGGGAGACAAATCTAACTCCCAACCGTCCGAATTAAAGCCCAAAGCAGCAATGAGTGCCGAGTCAGTAGAGATTGATGGAGATTTTAGTGAAGACTTAAATGCTCTTGTTGAATCTGAGGCAACACTCAGTGATGAGTTCAAAGCCAAAACTGCAATAATCTTTGAAGCGGCGGTAAAGTCAAAAATCTCAGAAGAGATCAATCGTTTAGAGGCTGAATATCAAGCGCAGCTTGATGAAGAAATTCAGTCAACTAAAGAAGATCTTGTCGAGAAAGTAGACAGCTACCTCAACTATGTGGTTGAACAGTGGATGGAAGATAACAAGCTTGCGATCCAATCAGGACTTCGTTCTGAAATCGCAGAAGGTTTCATGGATAAGTTGAAAGACTTGTTTGTAGAATCTTATGTTGAAGTTCCTGAGTCCAAAGTAGACCTAGTAGACGAACTAGCAACTGCTAACGAAGAACTAGAAGAACAGTACAACGAAGCAGTAGCTAAAGCTATGGCAATTTCTGAGGAGCTAGAAACATATAAGCGTGATGCGATTATTCGTGAGGCGTCTAAAGATCTAGCAGAAACTCAGGTTGAAAAGCTTACCAAACTAGCTGAATCTGTAGAGTTTGAAAATTCAGAGTCATTTGCTGCTAAAGTATTGACGCTGAAAGAATCATATTTCTCACAGAAAACAGCGACTTCTATTATCGCAGATGAATCAGAAGATGATACAGCCGATGAATCTGTAGAAACTTCGGCGGTAATGGAAACATATTTACAAGCCCTTAGAAAAACAACAAAATAATTAGGAGATCCTATAATGGAAACTTATGATCGTCTCGTAGAGAAATGGTCTCCAGTACTGAACGAAGAAGCTGCAGGAAACATCAAAGACGCACACAAACGTGCGGTAACTGCAGTTGTTCTGGAGAACACAGAAAAAGCATTGACTGAGCAAGGTTTGCTAGAAACAGCAGCTAACTCAAATGCAGGTGTAACAGGTGCATCACAAGGTGTAACAGGCGCTAACTGGAACCCAATCCTTATTTCACTAGTGCGCCGCTCTATGCCAAACATGATGGCATATGACATTTGTGGTGTTCAGCCAATGTCAGGTCCAACAGGTTTGATCTTCGCAATGAAGTCGAAGTACAAAACAACTAAAGGTGGCGCATCAAACGGTGATGAAGCACTGTTCAACGAAGCACTTGTAAACTATTCAGGTGACTCAACAACTTCTGGTAACGGTACAAAAGGACCATCAGGTCTGTCAGGTGTATCTGACACAGACGTTGACTCATCAATCGTTGACTCAGACACCGCATACGTTCCTGTAACTGGTGATGCATACGAAACAGCAGAAGCAGAAGCACTTGGTAACACAGGTGAGTCATTTGCTGAAATGGGCTTCACCATTGAAAAAGCAACCGTGACTGCGAAGTCACGTGCGTTGAAAGCAGAGTACACACTTGAACTCGCACAAGACCTCAAAGCGATCCACGGTCTGGACGCTGAGACAGAATTGGCAAACATTCTGTCAACAGAGATCTTGGCAGAGATCAACCGTGAAGTTGTGCGTACAATCAACTCACAAGCTAAAATCGGTGCACGTCAAGCAAATGTGACAGTCAAAGGTATCTTTAACTTGTCATCAGATGCAGATGGTCGCTGGAGTGCTGAGAAGTTCAAAGGTCTTGGTGTACAGCTTGACCGTGAAGCAAACACAATCGCAAAAGAAACACGTAGAGGTAAAGGTAACTTCATCGTATGTTCTTCTGACGTTGCTACGGCTCTTGCGGCATCAGGCATGTTGGACTACTCTCCAGCATTGTCAACAAACTTGAACGTTGATGACACAGGTAACACATTCGCAGGTGTTCTGAATGGTCGTATTCGTGTATACATCGATCCATATGCAGAAACAGATTACATCAACGTAGGTTATAAGGGTACTAACCCATATGACGCAGGTGTATTCTACTGCCCATATGTACCACTAACAATGGTCCGTGCAGTTGGTGAGAATGACTTCCAGCCACGCATCGGGTTCAAAACTCGTTACGGCATGGCGTCAAACCCATTCGTAGGTGCTTCACCTTCATCTGGTCTTGCATCAGCACGTACAAACCAGTACTACAGAATCTTCCGTGTGGACAACATCCTCACATAAGATACCCCCAGTATAAAAAAGGGTGGGACAAACCTACCCTCATAAAAAAACTAAGGAGCCGCAAGGCTCCTTTTTTCCTTACACAAACAAAGGCTTCATTGTTTCGAACACTTTATTGAAAGCATTTACTTCTGCTTCATACCAATCGTAGAAATCGCTATCACTAATAAAACGAGCATCGGGACTATCATAGCTTGCACAATGCTCTTCCCATACACGATCCATAGCTTGCATACCTTCTAATAAGTCTCCACGTCCGTAGTTGGTCATAGTCACTTTTGCTTCTTCAAAAGTCATATCGAATTTGTTGAAAGCAGGAATACGAAACATTGTTAGTCCTCTCTTTTGATTACATATTATAAATAACAGACAAAATTGCATATGTCAAGCATATAAATATAAATGTATAAAGTTTTTTAGGAATAATCTATGCCTACATTAAATCCAAGTATAGAAGTAGATACCACAACAGCGACATCTGGGCTGAATAATCTTAACTACTTACAGCCAAATGCTTTTAAATTAACTATTGACCACAAGCATTTTCAGAACCTAGAGTTTTTCTGTCAGACTATCCTACACCCTTCTCTATCTTCTAATCCTGTGGAGATGCCATTTAAGAGAGTTACTTCTGTGCCATTTACAGGAGATAAGTTGACATTTGGTGA